ATTTAAATAAAGTAGAAGAATAATATATCAAATAAAGAATACATATTTCTTTATTTTTGGTAATAATTTAGGAGAAAATAATATAATGAGTCTGCAATTCGAAAAACCAACAACAACGGTTAGTAGACAGCCACAAGCTGCTCAACAGCAAAACAACAATTCAAATCTACATGCAACAAAAATAGGTATACCGTTTTGTCCAATAGGAGTCCCACCAGGATTTCCTGAGATGACAGTTGCGAATATATTAAGAGCCCCAGTAGCCCTTCCCCCATTGGCTATGCCCGGGGCAAATTTACCTAGAGCAGTCAACTACTATGCAGACTATGGTGGTTGTGGATTCTGGCGAATGATATTTCCTGAATTACTTCTTAATGGTAATCAAAAAGCAATAATCAATGGACTTACTACTATGGTTCTTGATGAAAGATTTTATGGTGGTATCAAGGCTGTAAGATTACAAAGACAGGCTACACCAATACAGCTTGAATTCCTTAAGTTCTTAAAAGCCCATTCACAAAATCATGGATTTAAAGTTATTTACGAAATAGATGATATTATATTTAAAGATGATATACCTAACTTTAATAGATGTAAGGTAGCCTTTGAAGATGAGGCGATCCTACGCAGTGCAATAGAAATGATGCAGCTCAGTGATGAAGTCTCAGTGACATGCGATTATATGCGAAATTACTATATAGATAAGACGGGTAATAAGAAGATTACTGTTATACCTAATTATCCTCCAAAGATGTGGGCTGCCAATTATTATGATCCAGATACTATTTCCAGAAACTATAATAAGAATAAAAAGCGTCCTAGAATAGCTTATTGTGGATCAGGAACACATATAGACGTTACAAATAGAACAAATCAAAATGATGACTTTACTCATGTTGTACAAAGTATAATAAAGACAAGGAAAGATTTTAAATGGGTATTCATGGGGTGTTATCCACTGCCGGTAAAACCATTTATCGATAATGGCGAAATGGAATTTATTAATTGGTCTATGTTAATGGAGTATCCGTTGGGCATTAAAAACACAGAAGCTCAAATAACATATGCTCCATTAATGGATTGTCATTTTAATAGAGCAAAGAGCAATATTAAATATCTTGAATCTGCATGTGTTGGTATTCCTGGCGTATATCAGGATATCGTAACATATCAAATGGCTCCTTATAGATTCAAGACAGGTGATGATCTGGTTGATCAAATTAAGAGCTTAGTAAAAGATAAAGACACATATATGAAAGCTTCACGCAAGGCTAGAGCATATGCGGAAACAATGTGGCTCGATGATCATCTTGATGAATATATGGAGCTTTATTTTACTAATTTTGGATCTTCTGAGAGGAAAGCACTTCTGAATAATAATCCAAATTAGTAAACATATTAGGGGTTTTACCTTTATATTTGATTTTTTCACAATATACTGTATTATTATTATATGTACAGAAATGTAAATTACAATATGAAAAATTGTTCTATGGACGTGTGGACATGGGACAATACAGGTAAAAGAGTATTCAACAAAATACCCTTTAAGCCTTATTTATATATTGAAAGCAATACACACAAAGATGCAACATCAATATATAACACGTCCCTTCGTAAAGTCGAATTTAAGAACGAATTTGAAAGAAGAAAATATGTTCAGGAAAGTGGTATAAAAAGAATATTTTATAATATAAGACCTGAACAACAATTCTTAATTGAGCAATATGGCACAATAAGTACTACGCCTGAATTTAGTAAAAATCCACTAAAAATATATTATCTGGATATTGAAGTTGATTGTGTGGAGTTTCCTAATCCAAAAGAAGCAAAAGATACTATCAACATCATTACTATTTATGACTCATTAACACAAAAGTATTATACATGGGGCTTAAATAATGATTATGATGTTAAGCAAAATGAGTTCTATAAAAAATGTATTACAGAATCAGAATTGTTAAAAAGTTTTATTAAGTTCTGGGAACATGATCATCCAGATATCGTTACAGGTTGGAACATTGAAGGATTTGACATTCCTTATTTAATGAACCGAATTAATAATGTTTTAGGTGAAGATTATGCAAAGAGATTATCACCTGTAGAACAATTGTTTTGTAAAGAGGGTGTTGTAAAGCGTTTCGGCAAACTTGAAAACAAATGGTATATTAAAGGTGTTAGTATTCTAGATTATCTTGAAGTGTATAAAGTCTTTTCAAGAGAGCCTAGAGAATCATATGCTTTGAATTATATTGGTGAAGTCGAATTGGGTGAAGGTAAGTTAGCTTACAATGCAACTAGTTTAAGTCAGTTAGCAAAAAATGATTGGCAGAAATTTGTAGAATATAATATTCAGGATGTTAACATTATTGTTAAGCTGGAAAACAAATTACAGTTTTTGGCTATATGTAGAATGTTAGCATATATGGGTTTAACATCATTTGAATCTGCATTAGGAACAATTGCGGTTGTAACAGGTGCTATGGCTGTTAAAGCTCAGGAAAAGGGTTTTATAATTCCTACATTTAACATATCACATCAAGCGCCATATGAAGGTGGATTCGTTAAAGATCCTAATAGAGGATTAAAAGAAGGTATCATAAGCTTTGATGCAAACTCACTGTATCCGAATACAATCATTACTTTAAATATTTCACCTGAAACAAAATTGGGCAAGATAATATCAAAAACAGATACTGAAGTTACAATTAAATTAGTATCAGGCAAAGAGTATACTATGCCTATGGATAAGTTTATTCAGTTTATTAAAAAGGATAGTGTTGCAATATCAAAGGCTAAAGTGTTATACAGTCAAAGAGTAAAAGGTTTTTGTCCTGAACTTGTAGAAGGTATTTATACTGAGCGCGTTAAAAATAAAAATCAATTAGCTGATTGTAAAAAATCTTTAGTTCATTGTAAAGAAGGTTCTGAAAAGTATATTGAAAACAAAGAAATGATTAATCATTTGGATATTATGCAATATACATTAAAGATTCTTATGAACCGTATATATGGAACATTTGCTAATAAACATAGTCCTTTTTGTGATGTGGATGCTGCAGCAAGTATTACATTAACAGGACAGGCATGTATTAAGGAAGCAAGTAATATCATTAATAACTATGTTAAAGAAAAATATGATATAGGCGAAGATTGTAATATTTATTCAGATACTGATAGTTGTTATTTTACTATTGATCCAATACTTAAAAAGATCAAGAAGCCATTTCTTAATGAGAGTAATAAAATAAGTAAAGATGTTTATAGTATTGAAAATGAAATAAATAATGAGCTTAATACTAAGATTACTTCATGGGCTAAAAATTCATTAAATTCAATTGATCCAAGATTTGTGTTCAAGAGAGAAGCTATATGCGACTCAGCAATATTTATTCAAAAGAAAAGATATATATTACACGTTCTTGATAGCGAAGGGTTTGAAGTTAAACCAGAAAAGCAAACAAAGTATGTTGGTGTTGAAATAAAGAGAACAGATATATCAAATAAAATTAAACCGTTAATCAAAGATATTGTTGAAACTATATTAAGAACAAAAGATTATAAAACCACTAATGATATTTATTTTAAAGCATTCGAAAAATTTAAAAAGATGCCATTAGAAGATATTGCATTTCCTCGTGGATTACATTCATTTGACAAATATGATAAGTTATCAGCAGGTTTTATAACAGGTAAAGGTACACCTGTTCATGCTAAGGCTGCAATATATTATAATAAAATGTTAGATAAATTAAATTTAACAGGCAAATATGAAAAGATTTCAGGCTCAGCAAAAATTAAATGGTTCTATGCACAACCCAATAAATATCAATTAGATTGTATTGGGTTTGCTAATACATATCCTGAAGAGCTTAAAGATGTAATAAAAATTGATGTTGAAAGAATGTTTAAGAAAACAATACAGGCTGCAATAGAAAGACTGTATGAGGCTATTAATTGGAAAATAAAAAATCCAAATTCTAACGAAGTTAACGATTTATTTGAGTTGTTAGCTTGAAAAAAATAAAATGTAATGTAATATATTATATAAAGGAGTAATACAAATGGAAAATAAGAAATTAGTGTCAGTGTTGGATGCAGTAAGCAGAACGATTATTGGTATTCGTGTTAATGAGACAGAGGAATATGTAGATATTGAGAATCCTGTAGTTGTTAATATTGTACCTCAGCAAGATCAGACAGGTCAGGTAAGAATGTCATTGCAGTTGTTCCCTATATTCTTTAAGGAATTCCTTGCGGATAAGAA